TCGTACGCACCACTTTTTCCCACTATTTACCACGTAGTAGTATTACCTATATCTAATACTATTACACAAACCTCATTTTAAAACCCAAAACAATGTCATTTAATCTAACAAAGTCTGCAGAGACTAAAAACACAATTAAGACACCTCTTGATCTCAAAATGGATGAGTTCGATAAGATGATGTCTAAGATGAGACAAGAGAACATCGACCGTATTTCAGCCATCAAAAAGAAGATGGTGGAATTGTCTAAGGAACAAGACAGGTGTGAGAATGCTCTCGAAAAGTTAAACCAAATCCACTAAAACCATGAAAGATACTATTATCCGCTACTTGATTGTAGCAGCTATGGGAGCATTCTTGTTCTCATTAGCATCCTGTACAACAGGACACGGAGTCTACTCATCTCATAACGAAGGAAGATGCGCAGCTTATCAATAATCCTCCTAATGCTTGTGTCGACTACCATATCGGCACAAGCTTACAACTGCCGTATGTTTGGTATGTTGGAAGACTTAAACGGTGATTTATATGTAGCACGATTTGATGAAAGTCTTGAGTCTATTATGCTCGAGTCAGCTCTCACGTGTGACGTTATTCACACTGGTGTAAAAGTATTTGACGTTAAAGTCAAGCGTAAGAATACTATTATATGGTTAATGATTGATCACGAGTTGTTCAATGATGTACCATACAGAATCAAATACCCAACAGGTAGTTGGGGTATAATTAATCAAACCAATAACAAGTCACTACAGGAGTAGTGTTAAATGAATTGCCATTCAGCTTGTTTCAATAGTGCGCATTGGAGTGGGGGGTTGTCATATGTAGGGATATAGATATAGCTACAGACATTATCCTGAAGGTTCGATTCCTTCCGCACTACTAGCGCACACTGCCGAGACTTAATGGTCGTAGACAGCAGCGGCTCCAGCTGAAGTTGAAACAAATCAGTTAGGGGAGTATGTTCGAGTTCCTAGGTTTCACTCGGTGCTCCCCGATCCGTATTAGTGTTGGGTAAATTGAGGTAAAGGGTTGGAGCATTATTGTTTCAACCCTTTGTACCCATCTCTAGGAACTACAACCCCAAAACCAACACTCAATCCACGACCCTTTCTCAGGGCGGTCTACGTGGCAGGACTTATGTTGCCACATATTTCTTTACTTTATTTATTTTAATCATGAGTAATTCTTATGAAAATGCCTTGGCTACGGGCAAAACAGTAGTACGCAGATGGTGGGCGAACACGCGCTCTACCAAGAACCAAGTTTCTGTTCAATTTCAACAGGAGATTGCAGGTCCAGTGACCTCTTCTTCTTTGGATAGTGTAATGATTGCACTAGAGCAGGGTACTGAATCTCTTGGTGGGACACAACGCCCTACTGCAATTCGTTCGTTGTCTGCAGAGCAGGCTATCAAACTCTTGGGAGCCATGGAAGGCTCTTGTAATCAAGAGGGTGATGCTATCATCTTTGCTGACGACTTGTATGGTTTCCCAACTGGGATCGAAGTTGTAGAGAACTTCGAGAAAAACCCTTATTCTGCTAACCAGCAGCCTAAGAGTAACCCTAGTACTGGTGAAATTGTTACAGCGAAAAACCCAGCTAATGGTGCACTGATGCCAGTGTACCGCCACACTAAGATGACTGCTGCTGAGCAATGCTCTCACAGCTTCATCGATGCAAGTGCTGCTGAGGTTGTAGCTGCTCCATCCTCATTCGTAGCTGCAGGTGCTGCAGTTGGACTGGGCAGTTGATTTTAGGGGGGATGCCATTATGGTGTCCCCCTTTTTTACTAACCACCTAAACCTATAATCATGGGAAAGATGAAACAGATTGCAGCATTGATACGTGATAACAACGTAGATTTGCTACGCAGATTAATTAAACACAGTCAAACCGCTAACAGGAGAGACGTACCCTTTCTCGGGAAGATGTACTCTATTGAAGATGCTCGACAAATATTATTATACATGTATGATGAACAAGAAAAGCAAAATAAGATTCGTAGGGAACAACTCTTTACTGAACCTGAAGACGATACAACCAGCCACGATTGAAGAGTGTGTGTCATATTGTAAAAGCAAAACTGTACTTGGGGTAGACACCGAGACGGAGGGCTTTGACTTTACCTCCAAGAAGATGATTATGCTTCAGATTGGGGATAAGGACAGACAGTATGTTATTGACACCAGGATTGTGGATGTTACACCTCTAAAAGAAATACTAGAAGATGCATCTATTACAAAGATTTTCCACAATGCTAAGTTCGATTATAAGTTTATCAAGAAGTGGGGCAACGCCAGCGTACAAGGCATATACGATACGTATCTTGTCGAGAGAGTTCTGCATTGTGGTAAACAAGACTACGGTTATTCACTCGCACGGTGCTGTGAAAGATACCTCGAGGTTGTTCTGGACAAGACGGTCAGGAGCAAGTTCATCGGTCTCAAAGGTCAACCGTATACGATCGACCAGATTACGTATGGGGCGAACGATGTGGTTTATCTGTGTGACATACGGAATAAGCAGATACCGTTACTACATACGTATTCACTCGAACAGACTGCCCGTCTTGAGAACGAGGTAGTCAGAGTATTTGCAGAGATAGAATACGAGGGATTGGCTATTGATAAGGATAAGTGGACAGCTATGGCAGAAGAAAATGTCAAGCTGGCATACAAGAAAGCCTTACACCTAGATAATATGGTATTGGAACATGATTTGTTACAGCATTACCGTATCCCAATTCAAGCAGATATGTTTGCTCCTATTGAGGAGGTAAGACACACTGCTGTCAATTGGGGCTCCCCTATGCAGACCCTTAAGCTTTTTCAAAACCTAGTACCTAGTCTTGAAGATGTAAACGGGAAGAACCTAAACAAACACAGGTACAAGCACAAACTAATCGATGAATATATACGCTATAAAGAAAGGACCAAGTTGGCAAACGCCTACGGTACTAAATTCTTCAATTACGTTAATGGAGACGGAAAGGTGCACACAAACTTCTCGCAAATCCTGGATACTGGACGAGTTTCGTCCTCTAAGCCAAACATGCAGCAGATTCCAAGCGATAATACCTTTAGAAACTGTTTCATTGCTCCAGAAGGGTGGGTCTTTGTGTCATCCGATTACTCTTCACAGGAACTAAACGTCATTGCTTATGGATCACAAGACCCTGTTTGGCTGGACGCTCTTGAGAAAGGACTGGATCTCCATGGAGTATGTGCCGACCTTGTCTTCGAAGATAAGTGGAGGAACGCTGACCCTACTGAGAAAAAGAGCCTACGGACGCAAATTAAAGCGATTAATTTCGGTCTGGCCTACGGCATGGGACCCTTTAAGTTGGCCGATACGCTCCAGATATCTAAAGGAGCAGCAGAAGCACTCATAGAGAAATACTTTACAGAGTTCCCTAACATCCGTGACTTTCTAACAAAGCTTGGTACATACGGTACCAGAAATGGTTATATACAAACCTTTGCTCCCTTCTACAGGAGGCGTTGGTTCGATAGCTGGTACCCTAGAATGTGGAATGACAGATCAAAGATGATGGAGCTTGGTAGTATTGAACGTGCTAGCAAGAACACACCTATTCAAGGTAGTTCTGCAGACATGACCAAGCTGGCTCTGATCTATGTATACAGAGAACTACAGGCCTCTTGGTCTGACACTGTAAAGATTGTAATGACAGTACACGATCAGATTGATTGTGTATGTAGAGAAGATGTAGCTGAAGCATGGTCAGTCAGGATGACTGAACTCATGGAGAAAGCTGCTAAAATAATTATACCTAACGGTCTGCTTAAGGCAGACACAAACATATCAAAAACATGGGAGAAGTAAAAGAGGTAACAGTAGGAGATAAGACTATACGACAACTTGAAGTCAAGCTATTCGTTACCTCTATGCTACTACAAGAACTATTAGACGAAACAGATGGAAATACTAGATTTAAACATAAGCTTAAGTTTCATATACGTGGTATGCAGTGTGAGCTTGATAAAGTTTTATCTGTCATTCTTAATGACAATGAGCTTAGCTTATTTATTACTAATGCTATTTCAGCATTGGAGGAGTCGATAGATAATAACCTAGAGTAATTAATAGCTCCTGTAGCACAACTGGATAGTGCAACATCCTTCTAAGATGTAGGTTGTGGGTTCGAATCCCGCCAGGAGTACATTAGCGCCCGTAGCTCAGTGGTTAGAGCAGTTGACTCATAATCAATTGGCCGTAGGTTCAAGTCCTACCGGGCGCACCTCAATATTAAACACTATAGAATGAAATCAACGATGAGCCCCTACATATATCCTGGGCTTCAATCAAACACCAGGATGTGGTTAAAGAACCGTACCTGTTTTATGACAGGGGAACTAGCTATTATAGCTGGTTCAGTTTGCGAAGTGTGTGACGTATCAATGGATGAACTAAAGAGCAAAAATAGATCTGCTCAAATAACAGAAGCCAGAAAGATATACGCACACCTTGCTAGACGATTGTACATGTTTACTTACAGAAGACTCGGTGAGTATATCAATAGAGATCACTCTACAATGGTAGTCGCAGTTAACACATGCGAAAACTTTATAGAGATAGATCCGAATTTTAGAGAGCTGTATCATCTATGCTTGCTTAAGGCAAAGCTTAGTCTTGATCAAAATGGCCATAGTAACTACAGAAACACACACAAAACAGTGGTTACTATAGCTGAAGTTTATGAACTAAATAAAATACAAAATGGATTCAAATACCAAAGACTTCTTACTTGATGAAGTGACTCGTCTTCGCAGAAGCCAAGAAATCTTGGCCAGTGAGTTGGTGAGTCTAAGAAGACAAGTAGTACAGAACATTGTTAAATTAAATAATATCAAATATGAGCACGAAGTACATGGAGATAGACTCGGACATAGGGCCGATACAACTGAAGCTTAAATATGAGATAGACTATGGAGAGCGTGGTGATTACCATCAACCTCCTGTACATCCTAGCGTAAACATATTCGAAGTAAAACTAGATGGAGAGATTACAATACATCCCTCAGTCAAGGAAGACATAGAGTATGAGTTACTACAAGAGTTACGAGACTATGACCCGGACTAATAAGGTCAAGGGTAAAGAACAAAGTAATGCACTCAACGCATGGCACAAGGCCCAATATAAAGGTAGCATTATTGCTGGTACTGGTTTTGGGAAAAGCAGGTGCGGTGTGTTGGCTGTCGCTCACACTATTAAGGATAGCGGCAGAGCTCTTGTTCTTGTACCTACTACGCAACTACAGGATCAATTTGCAGAAGAGTTTAAGAAATGGGGACACGAAAGTCTCTTAGATAGGGTAGAAATACTATGCTATCAGTCGGCTCACAAACTGCAGAATGAAACGTACGACATAGTTATATGCGACGAGATACACTTGGGGCTCTCCCCTGTGTATCGTCAGTTCTTCTACAACAATCACTATCACAGGTTGTTGGCTATGACTGCTACTCTGCCTGAGGACGATGAATATCGTGACCTACTCAGCAGAATGGCACCTACTGTGTACCACATATCTCTTGATGAGTGTGTGGCCAAAGGTTTGGTTGCCCCCTATGATGTCTACTGCATACCTGTCGAGCTGACAGAAGATGAGCGGACAGCATACAAGCGAGCAAATCAATCATTTGTACACAACAAGTATCTACTAGGTGGGTATGATGCCTTTGACGAGGCCAATCGTATCCTTAAGGGTGGACCTGGAGACAAGAAAGCAGCAGTTCAATTCTTTAATGCAATACGCAGACGTAAGTCTATCGTACAACATGCAGCCAATAAGATAGAACTGTCTAAGGATCTTGTAGCCAAGCACTCTAAGCAGAAGATACTTTGTTTTGCTGGTACAATTGAATTCACCAATACTATAGCTGACGCTGTAGGTGGTGATACTTACCACTCTAAGATGACAACCAAGAACAGGAAAGCATCACTGGAGAGGTTTGAGAATACTAAAGACGCAATCCTATGTACGGTAAAGGCCCTCAATCAGGGCTTTGATGTACCTGACGTAGAGATTGGGATTATTGCTGGGTTGGAGAGCAAGGCTTTGCCTATGATCCAGAGACTCGGCAGACTTATACGTTTCAAGAAGGGTAAACGAGGTAGGGTATACATACTTTATGTCAAAGACTCTCAGGAACAGAAGTGGATGGAACAAGCCACTAAATCACTTACTAATGTAAACCGAGACGCAAGTCTCAATCAAATTTTTAATTAATTATGGAAGCTTCAAAAACAAAACCCCCTTATTCTAAGAGCGAAGACAACTACATCAAAAAGTGTACTAAAAGCGCATCGACAGTAGCAGCAGGTCTTAGAAAAGCAGCTAAAGCTCTAAATAGAAGTGAAACAGCAATATCACAGCGTTACTACTCTAAGATTAAAGGAGGAAAGAAAAAGCCTGAAACTGTAGGTAGTCTTGCAATTTCTCCATTTATGGCTCCTAATGAGTCTAAATCAAATGTAATGTTAGAGCACCAGAAAGAGCTTGATAAAAGCGTGAGATTTACCTTGGCGAGCTTGGCAAAGGGCCATGAGAACATTACTATCGAGGTTCAAGGCAAGCAGATAACAGCTGTGTTTAAATAATTGGTATGGTTCTCAAGATAGATACAGAAATCCTAAAGATTCTTGGTATAACTGCAGATGATTTTGTATATTTGTATCTCTTGCATGCCAAAAGCCATGATGTTTTATCAGAGCTAGATCTCAAACCAAACACAGAGGACCTTCAAGAGAAGGGACTAATTAAGTTGGGGGAGGAGCAGACAGACCACACGGTCAGACAAGCATTTCTGGATATGTTCCAGTCATCGTTTGATCAGATGTGGGCTGAGCTTCTCTCCCACTTTCCTCTAAAAGTACATGGTAGAGATGGTACTAGGGTCCTTAGAGCTAGGGATTCTAAAGCCAAAGCAAACGATAAAGCTATGCGTAAGTATCGTTCTGTTGTTGGGAGTAACAAGTTACTTCACAACAAGATTGTTAAGTTGCTTAAAGTAGAGTTGGACCTAAGACGGGAAAACAATACTCTAGGCTACATGCGAATGCTACAAACGTGGGTGAATGGTCATACATGGGAACAATATGAAGACCTAGCAGATGAGCCAAGCACAGGAAAATCAAGAATCACACGACAGCTTTGATCTATCAGACATCAAAGCCTTAAAGCACATCTCTACATCAGTTGATAAGTCTATCTCAGAAGTGCGTACAGGTATGTACGGCAACAGAAGAGTATTCCCCACTAAGTGGCCAAGACTTAACAAGAATCTGATGGGTGGATTGCAGAGGGGTAAGATGTATGTAGTTGCAGGACGACCAGGTGTAGGTAAGTCTGCATTCTCTAACCAGTTGATCTTTGATCTATTGGATACGAATGTAGGTAAGAACCTAGTTGTCTTGTATTGGAGCTTCGAGATGCCGGGGTATCAGCAGATACTACGTGCAGGCTCGAAGGATACAAAGCTGCAGACCTTCGAACTGTTGTCAGTGGAAGGCAAGCTATCACAAGATAAGTTTAATAAATACTGTAGTGAGGTGCAGAAGTACAAGGATTACCCAATCTTTTTCTGTTCTGTACCACAAGACATGGAAGCTGTTGAGAAGGTCAACTATGACGTATTCAGCATGTACCCACAGTCTACAGTTATTAATCTTATTGACCACTCACGTCTAGTACGTGGGAATGCAGACACAGAGCTGCAAAGACTAAACGTTTTGTCTAAGACTTGTATGATGATACAGGCTAGGATGGGTTGTATTACTATACTCCTGTCTCAGCTTAACCGTAACATCGAACAAGAATTCAGAGCAAAGCAACAATACCAGCCCCTCTTGACAGACCTATTTGGTGGTGACTCTATTGGCCAGGATGCACATGTAGTTATGATGCTACAGCGTCCGTATGACTTGTATGGAATTACTGACAAATATTGTGGAGAAGACCCCATCGGACTACTTGGTGTTCACATCGAGAAGAATCGTGATGGGCTGCTTGGTATGATACCATTTGATACAGACCTCTCAACATTTACAATACATGAACGCAGTCAAACTAGTTAGTGTAGAAAGCATTGAGAAGCGTAAACCTGTAGTACGTAAGTACATGCTACAAACCAATGGTCATAGCTACATATTCAGAGAACACCTGATATCAGGATACACACCCTGTGGTGTGCCTGAAGGAGCTGAAATAATGTACAGGACAACGACTTCCAAAGCTAAAAAGAAAATCCCCTATTTAAAATATGATGGAAATGAGTGAAATAATACTACCTACACAGGTAACCAAAGCGGCACGTAAAAGCCCTAAAAACATGATTATATATGGTCCACCGAAGATCGGTAAGACCACAGCTCTCGCAGAACTTGAGAACTGTCTCATACTTGACCTAGAAGAAGGTTCAGATATGGTAGACGCACTCAAGATCAAGGTAAGGTCTCTCGCTGAGCTTGCTAAGATTGGGAAAGCTATTATGAGCGAGGGAAAACCCTACAAGTATATTGCTATTGACACCATCACACAGCTTGAAGTCTGGTGTGAGGAAGAAGCTAAGCAATTGTACAGAGCTACCCCTATGGGTAAGAACTTTGATAAGGATAACAAGGGACTGTCTGTACTGTCACTGCCCAACGGTGCCGGTTACTTGTATCTACGTAGGGCTTTCATGAAGTGGTTCAATCGCCTGTCACAGCTGGCTCCACATGTTATCTTTGTTGGTCACTTGAAGGACAAGTACCTGACTAAGAATGGCAAGGAGGTTAAAGCCAATGACTTATCACTGTCCGGTAAGTTGCGTGAGATTGCATGTGCTAATGCTGACGCTATTGGCTATGTGTACAGAGGTGATGGAACTACAAAGATTTCGTTTGACTCAACAAACGACGACACAGCAGGTTCACGTTGTGAGCATCTCAGAGGACTGGATGCTAAATTGGAGTGGACAAATATTTTTATTGATTAAATAAGTAAACATGTCTTTTGACGCAAGAGTAGATGCTACCCCAGACGTAGCACAAGAAGAGACACCGAAGCAATTTACGGTGTCACAAATTTTGAATGATTTGAACAACGGTATTGACCGCAAGGAAATCCGTAAGAAGTACAACCTAACACAAGCTGAGATAAAGTTTATCTTCACTCACCCTAAGCTACAGGGAGTAAGAGTAAAGAAGCAGAAGTTGATGCGCATTGAATTGATTGACGATACTGATACTACAACAGTAGATCCTAACCAGATGAGCCTTACTGATGCTAATCTTGGAGATATGGAGCCTGTTCAAATTGAAGGTATTTCTATATTGCCTACGAAACGACTTGATGATCCAATGTTTGTGCCTAAATCAAGTGTACAGCTTAGTGAGACTGCAACTTTCTCTCACCAAACAGAAATTAATGACAACCAAAATGAAATACAAGACTAATGGCTATTCAATCTAATTCTTCAGAAGTACAAATCGCCGGAGGCGGTATACCCCTATACACAGGTATCGCACCTGTGTCTGTTATAGCAGTTAATCCTAGCCTTGCAGAACTGCATGCTCTGGACATAAACCTCAAGACTGAGCCTAACTACACAGGCATACAGCTTGGTGACAATGTAAAGAACAAGCTTACTTTCTGGTTGAAGGCGGAGGTAGATGATGTATCATTTACTACTCGTCTAGAGATGTTGGTTGGTGCTGAACACAGACCAAAATCTAAGACTGGCAAGTTTCAAATGACCAACAAATTGGGTCAAGTAACTTGGGCTGTATCACCAGACGAAGCTCCTGAATGGTTTAAGAGAGACGGTCTACGTCGCACTTACCCAGGCGAAGAGACTCTTATCAACTTTACCAAGGCTTGGGCTAACATACCCAACGATGGTGAATGTTCTTTCGATACTATCGATGAGATCGTTAAGGGTAATGTCACAGAGCTTAGAACTTTGGTGACTGCTTTGAAAGATAACAAGCTTAGAGTTATGCTTGGTGTTAAGGATGGTAAGTACCAACAGGTATACAACCGTTGCTTTGGTAGGTTGAAGCCAGCACGTAAGGATGTATTTATTCGTTCACTAAATGACGAGTATGGTACATTCAATGCTGACTACAATGAGAGCCTTGATTTCGTTAGATACGAGCCCACGGTTGTCACAGCAACAGAAGAAACACCAGCTCCAGTAGAGACTGCTGATAGCTGGATGTAATGAAGAGGGGGTGGGTTTTTGATTTGGCTCACCCCCACTTTTACTTATGATACATACAAGAAGAAGCGAAGACACTCTGACAAAGGATAGCATTCTGTCTAAGGTATCTGAGTATCAGATATTCAAACATTACTGTCCGCCGTTTCAAGCAGTTAACAAAAAGTTTAAGAGTGATCTTCGGGAAGACAAGAGCCCTACAGTATCAATTGCTTTGTTCAATGGGAGACTAAAGTATACAGACTTTGGTAACTCAGAACACAGCTTTGATTGCTTTTCATACATTGGTTACAAATATAATTTAGATTTCTATGGAGTACTCAAGTACATTGATCTCGACTTTCATCTGGGCTTGTCTGCTGGTATACGTCCTACGGGGCCTGCACCAAAGATGGCAAAAGAACCAGAGATAGTAGAGCATAAACCCGCTGATATTAAAGTCAGAATAAGACGATGGAATGCACAAGACGCCTACTTTTGGAAGCAATTCAATATTAGTAAGCGTCTTTTGTGTATCTTTGACGTTCAACCTATAACTCATTATTGGATAAATGAAAAACGTTTTACATGTAATAGTATCAGCTATCGCTACCGCTTTGACTGCGGTTATAAGATTTACCGTCCGCTTGAAAGAGATTTTAAATGGAGTTCTAATGTGGGTGCGCAATGCCTTCAAGGCTATCGGCAGCTCCCTAAATATGGTGAGACTTTATTTCTCACAAGTTCCCTCAAGGATGTCATGTGTTTGGCAAGTCTTGGCTACCCATCCTTTGCTTTACAATCAGAAATGCTTGTGCCAAGTGAAGAAACCATCAAAGAAGCGCAAGACCGCTTCAAAGAAGTAGTAGTCCTTTACGACAACGACTTTGAGAAGGCTTCTAATCCTGGACAGACTATGGCTGCAAAGATCTGCAGCAAGTATGGTCTTACTAACTTGAAGATACCTTCTCATTACAGAAGCAAGGATATATCGGATTTAGTTAAAGACCATGGAATAGAAATAGCAAAAGATGTCATCAAGAAAAAGAACTTGGAAGAAGAGAGCCCGCAATGGGAAAGCAAAGATCAAATCGAAGCCAACAGAACTGGACGGGATCAAATTCCGTTCTAAGCTAGAAGCACATTGTTATCGTATGCTCAAGGATGCTAATATAGAAGCAGACTATGAGAAACATAAGTATGTACTTCTCCAAGGCTTTCATTATCCCACTAGTTCTTTTGAGGACAACGGTAAGACTGGATACATGGACAAAAAAAAGTATAAAGTCCGTGATATAACATACACTCCTGACTTCGTAGACCCTAAGGGTAAATGGGTTATAGAGTGTAAAGGCTACGCAAATGAACGCTTCCCTCTCAAGTGGAAGATGTTTAAACAACTCTTAATGCAACAAGATGATCCACCGGTACTATTTGTACCACGGAATCAACGACAAAACATTGAGACTGTAACTAGAATTTTAGAACTAATGGCCCCGACTGAGTAGTTGGGGCTTTTTAATGCAAACAAAAATGAGCATAAAGACAATTGGTAATGACGTGCAGAGTAGTTCTGCAGGCATACAAAAGCGGATCAACAAGTCCGCTGAGAAACTTGTCTTTGATGTTCTTCAATCTACACAATACTCAACCCCTATTGCTTCAACTGTACGTGAGCTGGTAACTAATGCCTGCGATTCACAACGTGAGAAGGAGATTGCGTTGGAGATATTGTCAGGAGAGAAGGAAGTCAAAGACTATTTTATAACTAGACATGAAGAAGAATACAGAGACTCTAATTTCGATCCTAGCTATTATGATCGGGCTGCCTTTAGTGATACTAATAGCGTCACAGTGCGGTACACAGAGCGAGATGGGACAGGCTATTGTGATTCTTTTACTGTTTTGGATTACGGTGTGGGCATCGGACAAAGCCGCTTGGAGGGTTATCTCGAGCTGGGCTTCTCGACTAAGAGAAATACTTCGGAGAATTTCGGGGCGTTTGGACTAGGTGCTAAGGTCCCGCTATCTACTGGTGTAGACTTCTACACTGTGGAGACAGCACACAACGGAAAGCTGTTTAAGATGAACTGCTTTGCTTACAAGACGGACTTCTTGATAGGTAAGTTTACAGCTGATGGTTTCATTACATTCAGTAATGGAGAAAAAGTATACTATAAGAATACTACATCTAAGAACTTCACTAAGATTTCGTTTGGATCTAAGCGGCACAACAGGAGTAAGTTTAAGGAGGCTATACAAGACCAACTTAACTATCTACCTAATGTGAAGTTTATGTACACATACGAAGATGGTGTAGAGCAGGATAAGAGTGTCTCGAGTAAAGTCCTTTACAACTCAGACAACCTTATTGTGTCAGACTCCTGGGGTTGGAGTCGACCACATATACTCATGGTCAAAGATCCGAAGGCAACGACGGGTATTAACTATGGGTTTGTGGACTTTCGTGAACTGGAGATGGAAGCGCTATGGGGTGCAGTGGCAATCAAATGCCCAACACGTCAGGCGTATACTGATCCAGATAACGGGAGTGAGATACTATTGCAAGATGGTGTCGATGTTACCCCAAGTAGAGAAAAAGTTATATGGAATGAAAACACGAAAGCATTTATCCAAGGTGCGATTGAGAGGGCAGCTCAAGACGCAGCAGATGTAATTGACAAACAGCTAGACGAGAAAGACTTTATGACCTGGATCAAGAAGTGCAGAGACGTTCTCTACAAAGGGGGCAATCAAGACTCAGCACTGAAAGCTTTGGGTCAGATCGTAGACAAAGAAAAGATCAAGCCTAAGTTTCCTTACGACAAGACTATTCAGTACGCAAGTCCTGTAGGTATATTGAAGGGATTCAAGGTTAGAAATGTAAGTAAAGTATTTAAGAACGGAGGATACAAGATAGAAAGAGAACAAGTCGGATGGGGTCAAGTAAACTTTGACAACCTATACTTCATTGAAGGCAATCCCTCTAAGATTAAGGACCTGTACCTTATGAAAGAGGGGACACTGTCCATCATTACGGAACACCACCCGGAGAATCCACACAACGATATCAAAGTGCAGGCGCATATAGATAATGTCAATCTTCTGCGTGTACGCAATTGGGCGTTGATGAAGGACTCTCCGGTGATTAAGTGGGACTATGATGAGATAGAAGTACCTGAAGACTTTACAGAAGCAGTAGAACATGAAGAAGAGATACGTACAAAGCAAGGTGAATTTCAGAACCTTACACCTGCAGAGCGTAGAGAGCTAACAGGCAATCAAGTCTTGTTTACTCTACGTAGAGCAGACTCAGGTTATGAAAAGAAGTATGCTCACAATATCGATGACTGGGTATGGGATAAAGTTGAGGCACCCCTCAATCTAATTCAGAAGACGTCCACAGAAACGTACTATGGCACGTCTGAAGATCTTGATCTACTATACCTAGCAGCTACTATATGTGCACCGCAGGTCCCTGATTGGAGTAGCGTTCATCCTAAAGCAGATTACTACGTTATAAACAGAAATGATTCAGCAATTGTAACGAACCGAAACCCTGTGTTCACAAACTTTACACCCCATAGATTCTTTAATGAGTATCATGGGACGTGGATGAAAGGTTTTAATGAGGACAAGGTTGAGGATACTCCGATACAATTGTACAAAGTTTCTGGTAAAATGGCCAAGCAGCTTGAAGGATCTAACGCTAAGCATATTAGTAGTTTCTTCTCAGTAATAGAAAATAATAAATGGACAATGAACAAACATGTTAAAGAGTGGTTCACAGGATGTATGCTACCTGAGATACCCGACTGGGTACTGTCTCTTAGAGAAGTTGACCCACAGTATAAAGATGTATATACTAAGTGCATGAAATACAAAAACAAGTACGAGAATCATGGCAGGTACTTTGACACCAGGAACGATAGGTTCAAAGATGTTATAAGTAACATGCGGAAGATGCATGACATGCAAGTCTTCATGATGAGTACTGACGATGCTGAGGAAATCAAAGCAAAGTCTGTTGAGATATTTAAAGTTGCAGACATTGAGTCTACAATTATGCAGGAAGATATGCTTATACTTGGTGAGTACCTAGAAGAGTTCTTAGAGCCTCTACGTCCACTGTTTAACAATCTTGAATTCACTGACTCTCAGGAGTTTTGGAAGGAGATTCGTTTGTATCTTGCAATGAAAGACAGAGATAAATTCAACCCACCATTATGATACATATAAATAAAATAGGTGAGATGATATCCGGCAGCTACGGCAACACCCCGTTCTCTCGTAACTACGAGGAGGATATCTACCTTCAGATGATTGAGCTTGCAAAACAAGCTGATGAAACTGATCTGGTTGAAGAATACAACAACATACTCGAAGAGTTTAAGTTGTTAGTAACACAGGATTATACACGTAAGTTTCTTGACACTGCCTTTCTAGGCGGTGTTAGCTTACACAAAGATCCTGCAGGAAGACACTTCCTAAGTTTTAAAGAAGGTGAAATAATAAATGCTCCACTACCTGAGTCATTGGTGAATCGTTTCTACGAATCACATGATAATGGTACGGACGTGGTTCCCCTTTACAAACTTTGGATGAGGTGGCTCCGTAATTCTATACTCCGCAAGAAGAATGCAGGGAACTTTACCAAAAGGTTCTTTGATTTCATCGACATGAAGTACGTACATCCTACGCTTAAGACTGAGCTAATAGAGGAACACGGACTAAGTGAAGAGCTTGCTGAGGAACGTGCTACTATGTACCAAGTAAAGATCACTAAGGAAGGTCTTGTCAATTGTTTCAAGGTCTCGAGAGAGATCATGCACAAGTATGACTCTGAGACCGGGGAAGAAGTTCCTCGCTATGAACGCACCTTTAATCCTGATACAGGCGAGATACAATCAGAAGGACTCCCAGAACATGTGGAGGAAAGATTGTTTGAGCCTTCTATCATGGGATCGGGAGGTGATGCTTTCTACTGTGAAGGCGCTAACGGATATGACACTCCACAGCATTTCATTAAAGTTGGTTGTACACACAGACTCTCTTCATGGGATCAAGTGAACACTAATGATGATCAAAGCTGTGTTGCTGGTCTACACGTTGGTGGTCTCAAGTACATCGCTTGGTACAGTGGAGAGATTCACAATGTGTTTGTAGACCCTATGCATGTCGGTGCTGTTCCTGATTCAGAGGACGGTGCTATTCGTTGCCTACAATACTTCGTTCATTCCAGCCTTGTTGGTGTGAATGGTAGTATGTATCACTCTTCTGCTTATGCAGCTAAGACTGATGCAGAGTGGGAAGACATGAAGCAAGAACTGCTAGGGTCAATGCAAGAAGTTGTACAAGATCTAAAGTCCTTGTAGTATGAGTGTAGAGAGACTGCCTAAAGACAGTGCTATCTGTCTAATAGATGCAGACTCTCTGGTATACTACGAAATGGATAAGACTACATACGAAGAAGCAGTCTATGGACTGGACAAACGTATTAGTCATATTCTTGAGCAGTGTAACACTACAAAGTTTGCTGGTTTTCTTACAGAAGGCCGCTGCTTTAGATACACTGTAGCTCAAGACTACAAAGGTAACAGGAAAGGCAAACCCAAACCACCCATATTCTATGCTCTCAAGCAATACTTGAAGCAGGAGTATGGGTTTTGGGGCCTGTCTTGTCTTGAAGCCGACGATCTAGTAAGTTATTATGCCTACGTAGATGAGCGTAAGACTATTATCTGTTCACCAGATAAGGATGTCTTATACCAATGCATAGGCATGCACTATAACTACCGTACATCAGAGTTTCTACATACTTCCCCTGATGATGCAATTAAGTTTCTTTGGAAACAAGTATTGATGGGGGATAGCACAGACCACATACCAGGTCTTCCGGGGGTAGGAGATAAGACTTCTACCAATTGGCTTAAGACTAGAACCAAAGACTATGAAGGTTTTGTTCTTAAGAAATACGTTGAGAAATTTGGAATGGTTGAGGGATTATTTAAATTCCATGAGACCTTCCGTCTTGTTTACATGCTTCGCAGTGAACAGGATATAATGAGAGAGGCTAAGATTAAGCTTCCTCCGCTAGAGATATCACAACGTATAAACCCCGAGGAACTATGGTAGCATGCCAAAAAATACAGCTAACTCCTGTGAACGGGAGAACTGTTAGACTAACCGGAGACTACTCCATATGCACCGTAACACATAATGAAGATGACGTAACAGAGATAGTATCTGTTATGTTTGACTTCGATGATGGTCCTTGTATTATACATATAGGTGATACCATTACTGTAGGTGAGAAATCTAGATTCAAAGTCAATATAATCAGAGAGTTTAAAGATCCCAATGGAACAATAAGCCACTTTGATTTGATGACTGCAGCATTGAACACTAGTAGTATCATGGCACTGCCCTTGCTGGGCGGTACCCGTGAACTATTTATGTGGGATAAGTTGTTTGTCAATGCCTTTGTTGAAACAGAATCATTTGATACAGGCATTGCGCTTCTGTACAGATATTCTTCTCTGCCTATATTCACGAAGTTTGAATCTGCTCTATGCTCATTCAGAACATTTGTAAGGAGGACTGACCCTGATACGGCTCATGTCCTTTTCGAATTCAATGTTCCTGATAAGGCTAAAGAGTCGTACAATAATCTCAAGTTGGGCCTGTACTCACAGATCGACGATGAGTTTAAACTAAAGATTCTACAATTTCATCATTACCATATAGACGGTCATACAGGACAAGTCCTATTTCAAGCTCCGTCACTCCGTGCCCGCATGGAAGAACAACTACAGGTGGTTATCCCAGAGGGTGCCGAGCTGTATGACAAGCTTGATATGAATAAAGAACGATATACGATTGAATACTATTCACCCAAGAAGAAAATATTATGAACGACAAATTTAAAGAACAGCTTGGGGACTGGTGGCCGGTCCTCAAGCCCATCTTTGACTCTCAGAAATTTGCAGTATTGCGTGAACAGTTAAAGGCAGAGTACCAGAATGAAGTGTGCTACCCTGCACCTGATAAGGTATTCAGAGCTTTCGATCTTACTCAGTTTTGTGATCTCCGTGTAGTCATAGTTGGTCAAGATCCCTATCATAATGGGATTGCTACCGGTCTAGCGTTTGCTACCAACAACGGTAAAATGTCACCTAGTCTTAGAAATATTGTTAAAGAGCTTCATGAAAGCTACGGTCAAGATATTGATCCTAACTTTGACACATCTCTCGAGGACTGGGCTGCTCAGGGTGTCCTGCTTATTAACACGTCATTGACAGTTAGAAAAGGACAACCCAATTCGCACAAGGAATTGTGGGATGGTTTTACTGTGCAGGTACTTAAGCGTATTATTGCTAACCACAGGAACGTTGTGTTCGTTGGTTGGGGTAAAGCTGCAGCTAATATGATTACTGATTGTTATATCAAAGATCCTGATGAACCTAAGATGTCCCTCTTCCCAGAAGATGAGCCATCGCACTATGTACTTACTGCACCGCATCCAGCGGCTGAAGCGTACTCAGGAGGTAAAGCAGGTTTCTTTGGATGTAATCATTTTCTGAAAATTAATCAGTATCTTAGCGAGCCTATTACATTTATTAAACCCATACACGATGAGCGACGGAATTTGGTTCCAGGATGATAGTACGACAAGTACACTAAAATTCTCAGATAAAAACTTGACAACTATACAAGAAGCGAAGTATATTTTGGACAGCACATATAAAATGCTCGAAGAGAAGAATAAAGCCTACGGAGATTCCGCGTTGAACCCGATTAGATTATTTTCTCGAGCTGATGCCCAAGAAGCACTTCGTGTACGTATTGACGATAAGTTAAGCAGGATTAAAAACCAAGATATGCACGATAATGAGGATTCTATATCCGACTTGATTGGGTATCTAGTTTTACTTAAGGTAGCTATAAAGAAGAAGGGGGACAATTGAGTCCCCCTTTTACTTATACAAATGTAAATTTTATTTCTATTGCAGCTTCGGCAAGCTCTGGATACGTACTTCGTATCTCTTTGTCTATAGCAGGTTGAAGATAATGGTTTACTACCGTTTCTTCGCTTGTTTCTGTAGATACTCGATGAATACCCATTGGGTTAAGTCCTGCATCTATGTGCAAGAATTTTAAATCTTTAGA